CCAAGTTGTTAATCTAGAAATTGTATTAGTTAGCCATGTTTGGATACGTCCTGGTAGTTGTTGAATGTAATTAATCACATTCGTAATGAATTGGCTTCCAGCTTCAATAGCCTTGTTCCACATGTTAGATGCCCAAGTCGCTACATTGTTGTATGCATTAGTTAACCACGTGCTTATGCGCCCTGGAAGTTGACTAAACCATCCGACGATTCCATTAATGAAGTTAGCTCCTGTTTCTTTTGCTTTCGTCCACATGTTGGTAGCCCACGTTGTTACATTCATCCATGTTGTGGTTAAGAATCCAGATACTCTCCCCGGCAATTGACTAAAGAACTCACTGATACTTGTTAAGAAATTTGTACCTGTTTCAATGGCTTTGTTCCACATATCGATTCCCCATTGAATTACCGTTCCAATAACTTCACCTAAGAAGAAACCGACGTTATACGGTAGCTCGCTAAAGAATGTGGATATATTTTCAACGAATTGTGTACCTACTTCGATGGCTTTAGTTACCATGTTTTCTGCCCAAAGCGTTACTGTTTCAACAATTGAGTTCCAAGTTTCACTAAACCATGTGGGCAGTTGTCCGAACCACTCTGTGATTGAGTTCCAAACATTTGTAACAGCTTCCATAACCGTCATTTTAATGTTCTCCCATGTTTCGGAAGTCCATTCTTTGACACTTGTCCATACTTCTAAAATGCGTTGTCCTAACTCACTCGCTTTTTCTTTAATCGTATCCCAATTTTTATATAACAGAACTCCGATTGCCACTAACGCACCAATCGCCGCCGAAACTAAGAAAATTGGATTAGTGAGCAAAGGGAAAGCCATCGTCAGCAAGGTTATTCCATCTTTAAACGATCGTATCATCAGGATTAGTCCACCCCATAACTTCACTGCGTTATAAACAGCAATGATAATTGGTACCACGGTACTTAACACTTGGAAGGCTGTTACCCCCGCCAAAATACCGATTATCAACCAATCCCATTTCGATATAAAATCATCTAACCCACTTATTACATCTAAAATCGTATTTACAAAAGCAGGTAGCACTGCATTGATTTCTGCAAATGCTTGTTGGACTGCGACCTTTACCTTGTTTAAATTTTCAGCGATTGAACCGAATCCACGTTCCTGCATTGCTTTGTCAACGGTCTGTATCATGTTCGCCAAACCAGTTACGACTGCTGTACGAATATTCGTAAAACTTGTACGAATACCTTCTGACGCAATTAAGGCTCTCTCAGCAAATCCACCTACTCCTTTACTAAGTTCAATAATTCGATTATTAAATTCATCAAACGTGATACTTCCGTCTTGTAATGCACTGTATAAATCTGTTTGTGCGGACGCACCCGCAAATCCAAATGATTCTGCTACATCGTTCAATGCAACACCCATCGTTTCTTGCAAGGTACGGAAGGACATAACATCCACTTTTCCAGTTGCTAACATTTGCGTATATTGAGTCAGTCCACGACTGGCGTCTTCAGCACTTGCACCACTTGTTAAAAATGCGTTATTCAAAGCTAGTGTTAATTCCGTTGCCATGTCTAAATCGCCTGTCATAATTGCCAACTGTTGAGTTGTCGCTACTACTGAGGGTAACGTTGTCGGTAAACCCTGAATACCATCACTTAATCGGTTTATTGATTTATTGGAATCTTCAGCACTAAACCCGATCGCTTGCATCATTTTTGGAAACTGGTTCATCGTATCGACTCGACTGATCGCCCCGTCAATACTACTACGCAATACATTAAAGGCGGCAGTTGCCATTTTCACTAAACCTAACGATACAAACATATCTCTGATGCTTCGACCTGCTCGTTTAGCAGTTCCACCGATACCCTCAAACGAATCTTCTAATCCTTTTACCGTTCGTCTACTGTCCTTATCTTGAATATCTATCGCAATGGTTACTTTTCCATCCGCCATTTATTCACCCCCATTGTTTAAAATATAATCAGGCAGAGCGTATTTCGCTTTTGCTTCACGCAATGCACTGTCTTGTTCTTCCGAACCTTTACCTGTCGGTATTTCTCGTGTACGAATATCTATGACGTGCATTATCATTGTATCAGCAGGCAATGAGTTGAACAGACTGATAAATACTTCCCAATGTAATTTGTCATGTTGCTCGTACAAATCCATATTATAAGCCTGCATAAAACTCGAATAAATATAACCTGCGTCATAACTAAAATCAAAGGACTTTTCTTTCGTTTCTTGTGGCAATGGATTACCCATAATATCTTTCGGTACTGCATGTTCCATTTGTTCGTTTTCAATGAACTCTTTAAAAAACGTTCGGATAAATCCTTCTGCAAAATCTATATTTTCTTGATGATTAAAAAAATCTTCCTCTTCAAATATTTCATCCCCAGTAAGCAAATACAGTACCAGTTGAGCCTTATCTATACTTGTAAGGTCATTATCATTCAATACTTCTAAAACCGTTAGAATATTGTTAAATGACATGTCTATTAAACAATTGAAACCCCTAAAGCTAAAGTGAGCGTTCAGGGGTTTCTTTTCCGTGAGTAACAAAGAACTCACCTACTTCGTTTTTCTATTCTTATACGATTGTACTTTCGACTTACGTTGTTCTTCTTGTTTGCGATTGCGTTTCTCGAACTCGTCTGTGATATAATCCAATGCTTGTTCAAACGCCCCCGCAGTGTTTTGGATTGAACCAACGTGTTCATAGACTTTATGGACTGATTGTTTACCAAAAACAGGTGCGTAAATTTCGTCATATAAATCTAACGATAAATTGATCAACTTATCAAATTCTTCTACCGTTAAATCTTCATCCGATATTCCTTGCAACTTTTCAACTTCTTTATTGGCTCGCTCTTGAATATCACTGTCTTTCAGACTTAACATGTTCTTGATGTTTTTGTCCGATACATCCGCTTCAACAATCAACCCCGCAAAATCAAATTCTATTTTATTGGATTGTAAATCTAACTTTATAGCCATTGTTTCATCAGTCCATTTCTTTTTTTATTTACGCTTCAGGTGGTGTCGTTTCAGGTGGTGTCATTTCAGGTTTTCTATCCCAACGAACATTACATTCAAAGGTTTCATAAGCTGAAGCGTCTCCACCACCAATTACAATTCCTGATAGTGTAGCTTTACCTACCCATTCACGCTCTCCATCCGCACTCACTCGACGATACCAAATCTTACGTTCAGAACCTGTTTCAAATTCTTTCTCGGCAACTAATGCTTGTGCAGGGTCTGAACTATCGTAAAATCCTGTAAACGTGTTACCGATCGCCACACTGATTACTTCCGTTTCAGGTGTTCCATCTCCATCATAAAATGCTAAATCTTCGGTTTCTTCGTTGTTGTCTGCTTCTACTGTTTGAATCCATTTCGCCAACTCTAACCATTCAGTTGGTGGCGTTTCAAAGGTACCATCTGTATCTTCAGCGATAAAATGTCCACGCAATGCGTTTTTATATCTAGCCATTTATATTTTCACTCCTTGTGTTTTGGATTGTTATTACTGCTGTAAAATCTAATAGGAATACAAACCAACCTTGCTCGTTCACTTGATTGATGAACGGTTTATTGGTTATCCTAATTTCTTCAAATTCATACATATTACTTTTACTTGGTACGTCTGTAAACTGTTCAATTTCCGTTTGCACTGACCATAACACATCATATAACATTTCAGGGTTCTGTGATTGCATGGCTATTTCAAAGTTCAAACTTTCTTCATACGAACCATCCATGTACACTTCCGTTATTTCTGAGCCGGGTATTCCGTATATAACAAAACTTTCCCCGACTCCTAAATACCCTTTTTTTAAAACGGTAGGCAAATTCTCGATGGCATTTACTTGATCAACAAAGCTGTCTAAAAAATCCATTAAAAATCTGCCCCCTTCGCAAATTGTTTTTTCCATTGGTTTTTATGAATGTTATACGCTTTTTTATCCCAACGTGGACCGGTGTTCGGCGTTGTATAGTTTTCAAATTGATTGTAAAACTGCCTGCTTGCATATTTTTGATGATAATGGATTTCACTACCATCAAAAGCCAAACTGGTATTCATCCGCAATATACCATCACGTCTAGGTACAAAAGGGTTCATATCGGATAACATTTGATTAGCCAATGCTCTGCGACCCCTTGTAATGTTTTGTTCGCCAAACTTTTCGTATAACCCTTTAAAGTTAATTCGAACATCAATATCAGCCATTAAACCACTTCCAATTCGATGGAGTATAGGTCATCGACATAGGCTTCAAAGACTGGTACAACTCGTACAATCGTATGCTCGACTCCATTAAATTTTATTCTCGACTTTACTTTAAAATTCGGAAGTGGAGTAGTTAAACCTTTATAACAAAAGATTAAAGCGTTATACAAAATCTGTTCGCCACTACTACTAACTGAAAAATCAGGACTAGAGTCCACTCGTACATTTTCAATCTTCACTGGATCAGCATGGATTGGTTTTTGCCAATCGTCATTACCTAGGTATTCCATATACTCTATTTCATGGACTAAAAATTTTAAAGGTACTCTTGGTAGTCTCATAACCAATCCCACCCATTCCCACGATAGTAAGGGTTATTAACCCCCCGATACATTAAGCCTGTACCTTCCAAGTGCATATACACTTCAGGACTTATCAGAGTGCTTAAATCCAACTTCTGTTCCGTTTGACTCGAACGATTAGTAATAGATGTTCGACCTGCGGAAAAACTGGATGGTACTCGAAAATCAACGATTGATGAACCTTCATTTTCTACAAAGTGTACCACTTGACTATATACAGCTTTTTTAGTTTGTTTGACCAAGTAATGAGTAGGTATTACACTTTTAAAATCTCGATGTAACCAATAATGACCCGTTACATAATCAACAATATCTTGGGCTTTTTCAATATACTTGTTAAATTGTTCTTCAGTAACTGATTCTTTTTGTAAATCCGACAATTCATCATAGGTTAAATACATTCGTCCACTCCCTTTATACAAAAAAAGGGAACTGTATTAGTCCCCTTTTTCTTTATTGTCAACACGTTCTAAAAAGGGCAATTCATAACCTTTACCTTTCAAGGTTTCGTGGATTTCATCAGCACGTTTCACTGTCATTTCCACTTCATCTGTATCTTTCAATGTTTTACCGATTTCTTTATCCCGATATGGTTTTACCACTTTAAATTTCGCCATTAAAATCTACTCCTTTTTAGGCTTCAGGTGTTGTTTCAGTTGTTTCAGTTGCTACACCTTTAATCATAGCATCTTGGTTTTGTTCTGGAATATATTTTGCGTACTTAGCTGCCCCTTGAATTTGAGTACCGTAAAATTCACGAGCTTCTAATGTTCGTACAATTTGGATGCCTGTACCTGCGACACCAATATTATCAGGTGTAATATAAGCAATTTCGCCTTCTGCAAAGTATGTTTCAGGCAATTCTTCCAATACAAAGCCTTTAAACTTGTACATTTCTTGTTCTTCAACGTTAGCAGAAGAACGTTTTGCAGTCGTTGTAAGTCCTGCATTGACTAATACATCCAATACATCAGCTGTTACATAAGCTCTCCATACTCGGTCTTTCGATACATGATTATTCACCATCGTTTTGTGAGCATCCGCAAAGAACTGGGTCAAGCCTTCTTCAGTTACTTCTACCGTCATTTCGTTACCGGCATTCTCTGAGATTGCTGTACCTAACATTCCATTAATTTTTTCTGTCCATGCTTCAGATGCCTGAGCTAATCGCTCTAATACAATACGGTCTTTCGGACCATTTACTGTAAAGTTATCAATACCTTCGTGAATTGCTAACGGTGCTTCGAACGCTACTGAAGTATTGACTGCTTTAATTTCGTTGATTGGACCGAAGCGAGATGAACTAGCTGTACCAGTACCCATTCCAACGTTTTCACCTGTATCATAGTTCTGAATAACTGTTTCTGCTTCAACTGTTTTTAATTCTAAGAACTTATCGTTATCGGTTACACCATCAACAATTTGTAATCCGCCACCGAACGTGTTTAAGAATTGTGCTTTTTTCTTATACACCGTATCGAGTGTACGAATAAAACTTTTTGTATAAACGTAAACTCCCATTAAAATTCTCCTTTTTTATTGATATTTCGCCAAAATGTCATCCAGTGGGTCATCATCCGTTGACGCACCGTTTGGATTGGCAGGATTGACGATTCGTGGTTTTTTGGGCTTTTCTTCTTCTTCTTGGACTGCAAGAAAATTGGGATATTTCTCAACAACTTCTTTAATTGCTGTTTCAATATCTTTTTCATCCGAAACCTTTACTTTAGCTAATGCGACAACATCTTCGACACTATCTGCAATAACTCCAACTTTTAACGCTGTATTCTCAGCTTGCAAATCAGCAAGTTGCGATTCGACTGTTGTTTTTTCGGTTTTAATTTCTTCAAGTTCACTTGTGATTCGTTCCTGCTCAGACATTTGCGATTTCTGCCATTCTTTATAGGCTTCAACCCCATCTTTCGCATTCTCAAAATCATCGAACCCTAATTCTTTCAACGTCTTTTCAATCGCTGATCGGCTTTCTTTGGTTACAATTCC